CCGGTGGGAGTTTCTAAAACTCAATTATATAGCTGTTTTTAGGTTTTAGGGTCTGTTTTGGGTACTGACTTCTAAAACTCCACAAGTTCATTGCTCACATTGTTAGTTTAGCATAGCTTCCAAGAAAGTTCAAGTTTTATTTTTCATCTTAGACACAAAAGGAAGTCATTTAATAGGAAAAGATTTTTTGATAATTGTTTGAGGTTATAACAGACATTTCTGATTTTTTCCGTTATAACAGAAAAAAAGCCCTCCTTTCGGAAGGCTGTCATTTCTTATTTAAAAGATCCAAAGTCTGTGATGCGTTCCCCGTTTTCAGACTGTCCTACAGCTACATATCTACGATTTCCAGAACCGCCAATGTAAGAGATCCAAATGTAGCCATCATTGTCAATCCATCCATCATAGTTGATTTCTTGACCTACACTATACACAGCTACAATCTCAGCTCCAAGACCGGCTTCAGCTCGCACATTTAGAGCAGATACTTCAACAGTGAATGTTCCTGTTTCTGGATTGAACCCATTTGATTCAATTGTCAATGGTTCTGATGGTTCTGGCTGTTCGAATGCCACAGATGTTTCATCAGTTGGGAAATAGAACCATCCAACAATTCCATCAAAGTTGCGTGTGTTGTATCGTGCAGGACCTCCGACATAGAGGGAATCAGCATTGCCATCAATGTTCTGTTCAATGGTTCTCATAGTGACCCCATCGCTATCCTCAATCACAATCCCTGTGTGACCATAAGGATGGCCATATAGGTAAGTTGTATCCATGACAAAGATGGCTCCTGCTCGTGGATTGACTCCTACTGCATCATATACTACTTCATACCCTAACCCAGCGGCTGAATTAAGTAGGTCAATAGCATTTCCCCAGAGAGCTTTTCCGAAAAAGTTGATAGAAATTGAATTTGGTAAGTCAACGCATTGGGTTCCGTATGCACCATCTGCATCAGCTCCCACACCTTGATTGGCCAAAGTTTCTGCATAATTTAGAATGTCATTTAATGTTGCCATTTTAATGCCTCATTTCTTCCATTGTTCATTTGCTTTTTTCACAGCCGCTTCAATGAATGTGTTTAGTTGGTCATTGGTTAAATTGATGTTATATGCTTCTAGTCCTTCAATCAAGCTAGTTTTAGCATGCTCCATCTTATCCTTTCCGTGAATGTCTAATGTTCCTGCAACTTGTTCAGTGGCATTCACAGCGTTATTTGCAAGGATTTCAGCCACTTCAAGAGCTTTCTTCCCTCCACGAGTCAGAAGATATTTCTTGACTGCCTGAACAACAATTCCAACCAAAATTACAAGAATACTCATTGCGCTACTTGTTACAATATCAGTGATTTGATTCATTTTTCTTTTCTCCTCTTTTGATTAGTTTACTAGGCTCTTCCAAGCCATCTTTTAACTGAAATTTCTCATGATCAATATTTTGTTTCACAAGACGATCTAGACCAGGTATCTCAACCCCTAAAGCTGAAAGGCTGGCAAGGATGCTTGAACCGTATGCTGCCATCATTGCGACAATAAAGGCATCAACTACAGGTCCAAGATTCATGTATAGGGCGAATGGATAGCCGATGGCTGTGATTAAAATCATAGCTGTGTGACTTACTAGCCCTTTCCTCCATTTTCTACTTGAAAACTCATGATAGGCCCACGCTCTAGCTACCCCTAAAACGATATCTAGAGCAACAATGGCCATCAAGAGAAATACAATCATGTGTTCATCAATTCCGTGATCATAGAAGTCACGTACTACTTCGATAATTCCAAAAATTCCATCTGGTTCTTGATACATCAATCACACTCCCTTCAATTAGGATTCAGGCTGTGCTACTGGTTGAGTTTCAAGATCTCCTGATGGTTTGTTTTGTTTCTCTTCTTTGGGAACTTCCCAATTGTAGATTGCAAGTTTCCCGTTCTGGAGAAGTGGGCCTTTCAAGTCTTTGATGGATTCACCATTGTAAGTGAAATCATAGTTGACTTGAACAAGAACACGTTTTCCTTCACTAAATTTTTCAGTGTGATCTGGATCAATCAAGGTGAAGATATCATGCTGTTTGTAGGTCTTGCCTACCTGAGCAGCTTCCACAAGCTCAAGCGCTCGCTTGTAGAGAGTTGGATCAAGTGGATTGTCTTGATTGGTCACAGCTACAAGGACAGACCAATCAGCAAGAGCTTTGTTATTTTGGATTAGGACATCTTTCTTTTCGTTCTCTTGAGTGAGTTCTTGAATTTTCAGGATTGCGTTCTTATTGGCATCAACAGACTTGTCAAGCTCTTTCTTGAGGGCCACAATAGCGCCAGATGGATCTAATTCCATTCGGACGAGATTTAGAACAGCTTCCACAAGGGTTGATTCTTCATCTGCCATGCGATTGTTTGGAAGAGATTCCTCAAATACCCGATATGGATAATCTTGCTTGATGGAAACCTTTGTGGCATTAGCTACTGGATCATAGGATTTGAACTGTACTTTATAATTCATTAAGCATTTACCTCATTTTTATTCTTAACTTCTTCAAATAGGTCCTTCAAATCTTTGTCAGATTCTAGGACAGAGCGATAGATTTCTAGCTCTTGTGTGAGCTGATCTAGTTTTTCTTGTAGGTAAGTACATCGAGCCTTAAACTCAATCTCTCCGAGTGTTTTGTCGCCTAATTGCTTGTTTAATTCAGCAATCATAGCTAGTAGAATATTTTCGTTCATGTTAATTTCCTTTCTATTTAAAGCCATATTTATTGATGAGATTTGATTTTATATGATTTTGAACAGCTCCATTTTTTAGATCCCAACCATAACGAGCGAGAATACCAAAACAAGTCAAGATATCCCATAGATAGCCTCCTACATTTTGTGATCCTTTCCCAATAAATAGATCATCTATATAAGCTTTGCTAAAATGTTTATCGCCACGCCCTAAATTATGTTTAACGCCTTTTTCATTCATTGGAATCAAATAGCTATTTCCATCTTTAGTATTATTGTGAATAATCCAAGGACTTCTATACTGACCATTTGCATAGAATATGATTCGATCACCAACAAGTTCGTACAAAGATTCTTTTACATCATTCTTCGCTCCTGACCACAAGCGCATCCCAGCAAATGTTCCATTTTCTGTATTTTCAGTTTTGTCTTGATTTGTTCCTATGACGATTCTGGCAGCCTTATTGTCTCTTAGATACTCACCAATAAGACCAACTTGGTTAAATTTGATAAATTGTGAGGAGCTTGTATCATCGATTCTTCGAATTGTGCCAGTATTTGAAAATAGATTGATAGTCCCGTTATCTAAGTCAAATACTGTAGCCCCGTTGTTGGCACTCAATCGTCCACCTTGAATTCTTTCAGCAGCAATCTTGATGGAATTCAACTCAGTAATAAAAGCCTGTTGTGAAATCAGTTCTCTAATAAAAGCTTGATTTGATACAAATTTGTTGATCATGGCTGAATCTACTAACAACTTATCTGCTGTGACTGCATTGCTGGCCAGAATCTGAGTGGTTACTGATCCAGATTCCATGTGTCCTGTTCGAACGCTCTGAGATGCCAGATGCCTGCTTGTGATAGATCCATCGACTACCATATCACCTTTCACCTTAATCAATTGAGCGATCAAAGCGATTGCTTCAGGTTCCTGTACCAGCAATGAGCTGATGGTCCGACCATTAATGCTCTTTCCTGTACCAAATGAGATCTGACCATCTGTGATGTTGATGTCCGTTTTCTTGAGGACTCCATCAAATTGGCTGACAATTGTTGCCACTTGACCATCTACAGTCTGCTGATAGTTAGCAAAGCGCCCGTTGATGCTTTCCTTGAAATCATCCAACTTGTCATTGAGTACAGAGTTTTGACTGGATAGTTTCTGGTTAGTCTCATCTGCTTGAGCTTGAAGTTTAGAGTCAGTCTCTTGTGCTTGGTTAGCAATTTTTGTTGTGAGTGCTTGTTCCTGAGTTGCAAGTTTATTGTTTAGACCTTCTGTGGCATATCTCAGATTATTCCCGAACTCGGTTGAAAATGTTGAGAATTGGCCGTCAACAGTCTGCTTGTATTCAGCAAGTTTACTCTCAATTCGTGAGTTGACAACATCCAAGCTGTTTGGCTTGTATGGTGGAAGCTTGGGACCTTTTACTAATATTGGTTTGCGAATCCAAAAGT